GTCCTACTACGTCCGAGAATTTTTTAGGTCTGTACCTGTTAGCTAAATTGATCAAGTTGGTTGTCCTCCTGAAATTTTCAATAAGTGAGTAGCGGTTCCCTCTACCCATGGATCCGTATAGGGTAGCCCCATACCTGTATTACCATCGAATGTTCGAAAAGCCTCGTACCATGCGGATTTTCTAAATTCGTTTGGGTGAGCTTGTATTAGGTCGTAAAGTTGGTGACTCCATCTATCATACTGCGCGTCTGTAATAAGATTGACGTTTTGGCGATAGTAGAGATTTGAATGAACTAAAATTTGACGTTCCCGTCTATTGATTAGTTCAAGTACCTTTCGGTCTAGTTGAACCTTCGGTCTGCGCTTGATAGGCTTGGAGACCTTAGGTCCACTAGGACGTGAAAATAATGTTCGTTGAGCCATGCTATTGTTCCTCGTAAGAAATAGCCTCGTGTACGCAAGTCATTAGGTCATCGAATACCTGGTCGTCTTCTCGTAGTCGTTGAACTATTTTTGACTTACCTTGGAATTTTAGGTCGTCCCCGTTTTCGTCCTGGAGGATCTCACCTGTGTCTGGGTCTAAAATACTGAACCAAGCTCCTGTCTTGTTTACAAACCCATATTCAATAGCTACATCAACTAGGTCACTTTCTACTTGAATACCCTCGTGATATGACAAAGTATATTGAACTAGCTTTCTATCTGGTTTAAATGCCTTGGTTTTTTCGACAAAGGCTTCGACCATGTTACCAGCAGGGTTACGAGCAGAACGGTTCACTTTTTCACCCTTTTCGTCAATGAAGTCCCCTTTTCGGAACTTAATACGAACGGCGCAAGCATGTTTCCACATCTTACCGCCGGGCGTTGAGTACGTTGAATACATACTATTCAAGTCCTCGCGGATTTGGTTGATACCTAAGAAAATAGCATTGTACTTAGTTAAGTAAGGCGTTACCTTTCGACTAAACTCCGTCAACGGCGCTGAAATACCTGCGTAAGCCTTTTTAGTCAGTTCCTCGTCTAGTAGGTTTTGACTGACCATGTAAGGAAGGGAGTCTAAAACAATTAGACCTACTTCACCGGTATCGTACATATCAATGACATACTGAAGGATCTCTTCTGCGGAGTTATGTTCCGGCCGTACAATCCAAAGGTTATCCACGTCAACGCCTAATTTCTTAGCCCAATCCGTGTCAAGTGTATTCTCTAAATCTAAGTATACAATTTTCAACGGTTCTTTATGAGCGTCCAAGCGCATTTGAATTTCCTTAATCTTAGTCTTGTTCGAACCTTTTGCGTTTTGAAGCTCCTCTAGTTGAGCGTTCAAATCCTCCTGCAACTGTTCCCACTCCTCTTGGAAAATGTACTGAGCATTCTTCACAATGTCCAGCGCTGAAGTAGTTTTTCCACTTGACTCAGGACCAAAGAACTCAATTACACGTTTACGAGGTAGGCCTCCATAGGTCTGATAGTTCATTATAGGAGTAGAAAAGGGAATCCTTGGTAGGTTTTCCCTCTCTAATCCATGAACAGCTACAAGCGCTTTGGAGTCCTTGTTCCAATCTTGCATAATCTGTTCAAGTTTCATTAGAAATCTCCTGTACTTCCATGCCCTCCGCGAGCTGCGTTCCCTAATGAGTCGACAAAGTTAAACTTCAATTGAGGTTGTTTTTCCTGAATACGGAACTGCGCAATGCGTTGATCATAAAATAGTTCAGTGTCACGGGTTGCGTACCAGACTGAGAACCATTCATCAGTATCTCCTTTATAGCCCTCATCAATGACACCACTAGACACAAAGATCAGTCCGGTCTTTTTAAACAAACTTGAACGAGGATGAAGAATAGCTTCGTGTCCTTTAGGTAGCTCTAAAGCGAATCCATGAGCAATCTTAATGCTCTCACCTGCCTTAATAGGACAGACCTGAGACTTTTGAAGAATAGTTCGACATTTGGATACTTGTTCCTTACTAGCGTCGATTTCAGTGATTGAACTAATACGAACATCGACCCAATCTCCTGTAAATTTAAGTCGATCTAGTTTAGGGTCAATCATCTTTACGGCGATTTCTTTTTGCATGTAGTGTTACTCCTGTAGAATTATATTGAGTGAGTTCGATATCGTTAAGTCTAAATTGGTGAACTCGTTTTAGGGAAGCTAATACTTTATCAGCTTGTTCCAATTTAGATTGAACCTTTTTATAGGCTCGTTTATAGGCCGTTTCAATGACGATCTCGTTCATTACGAGCTTGCGTGTCTCGGACTCCTTGTCCGGAATCGTCTTACCTGCGGCAAAGGCGTATAGGTCGTCATACTTCTCGCGACGGATCGCAGCACTTGCGTCCATCTTAATACCAACGAGTTCTGCTCTATCGGTAGTGAAGTACATAACAGTTGGTAGGTAGGCTATAAAGTAGTTTAAATCTTCCGTGGACATTGATTGAACGTCTGTAAGAAGTTCCTGGATCTGCTCCATTACATTGTCCAAAGGCTTAGTAGCTTTTAGAACTACTTCGTCAACCACGACATTAACAATTTCTCCATAATCTTCGGCGTTCTTCGAAGCCTCTGCAAGTTCGTCAAGTCGTACATCGATACGAGGTAGCTTAGGTCTACCCATCAGTCTTGTCAGCTAAATGTTCTTTGAACGCTTTAAGAACATTTTCAATTGGTATTGTCAACCGAGTGCGCTTTTTGAAGTAAGGTACTGAATAACCAATGTCCGTTTCCACGGATGGATTGATACTCTTTTGTCCCTGATTTCGTAGACGAGTAAGATCCGTCATAGGGTACCATTTCATCATAGCGTGTTTAGGGAAGTACACGAGTACACCACCTAAAGCATGCTTGCAACGGTCTGCGAGGAATAGTTCCTGCCATTGATGTTCACTAATATTCGGAAACGGTAAGGAACTGGACTGAGTCGTTTTAAGTTCGACATAAACTGTTCCATACTCGGTCGCAGCGATGAAGTCACAAGGGTTAGCTACACCGCGAAACCCGTTTGTAGTATCATAAAGACGGGAAAACCTTGCTTCCTTACCGCAAAGTTCAGCACCCTTTTTGAAATCCTCTTCGAACATTTTTCCAGTATAGGTCATAGGTTACGTCCTTCCTTTCTACAATACGGGCAATAATTAGACGAGCAATAGATCTTAGGGCTTTCGCCACGTTCTACATACTCTTCACAAGTAACTAGCTTGTCTAATACTTGTTCCTTCATAGCGTCCGTAATATGATAGGTATAAGCCTTTTTCTCAAAGTTATCACGGTTCTCGTAAAGGAATAAGACGTCATCTACACCTAAACACATACCATAGCAAGTTGCCTGCATTTTGTGTTCTTCGTACGGTTCAGTATGCTTATTGAACTTGAACATCGTCTCCGTCTTAATTTCCATGATGTACGTCTTACCTTGCCATCTTACAAGGCCGTCACATAGAAACGACAACTGAAGGAGTTCGTTCTTACATTTCGTCTCATACTCATTTTTGACGAAGTCTTTGTCAACGATTGTACCCTCTACGGGATTTTCCTCCAGGTACTCAGCTACGTCTAACCACTCAAAGTCTGGATCCGTTTTAGACAGGCGTACCATGTATTCCTGCAATACTTCGTGTCTAAATGTACCGGCTTCTCCCATTGCGATTAGATTGTAACTCGCATTATCTTGTAAGGCTTGTCCAGTACGTTCGAAGTACATTTTACGCAAGCAACCTCCAACGCCACTTGGTTTGTAATACGTTGAAGGTGTATAAGGTGCTTGCGTGTTTTCGATGATATGAGTAAACTTGTCCACGAAATTGATAGCAGGTTCATTCACTTTTTCCGCTGCGACCATTTTAGCTATGCGGGACAGTTTATTGCTCATTCAGCGTCTCCTTCTTCTTGGGTAGCTAAGTAGTAAGTAACTCCATTAGCTTCGATTTTAAGACATAGGTCATTTCCAAAGTGAATGTCAAAATGGTCTTCACTCACTGTCGCTAAAATGTCACGAAGTAGCAAGCTATTGATCTTACAAGAGAAGTCGGTACCCTCGTCCAATTTAGTGTACTTGACAAGCTCTTTCGAACCTTTAGTCGTAACGATTGCAAGTTGTTTAGGACCGAAGTCTAAATGAACAGTTCCTTTATCAAAGGCCGTCATGAACAAGGTTAGGCGTTCCAAGATACTTTGGATCTCCGCAGTAGGTAGGGTAGCCTTACCTTCAAACTCTTGCGAGTCCATGATACTCATATCCTGATAGTCTTCCATACCTTCCATAATACGTCCATAGATTTCAATAGTTGATGTAGATACATAGATGTATTCATCGTCGAATGTCCAAAGGTATAACTTGTCTTCCGTAATGGAAGCAAGTAGACGCATAAGAGGTGCAGGAATAAGCAGCTTAGTACCGATATCTTGGATAGGGTTCAAGCAAACTCTAATGATATCCGAAGTGATTGCTTGTTTGTGGTCAAGTAGGTAACCAGTGTAAACTCCGTCAGCGTTACTTTTAGATACAGCGGAGTCATTGACATTAGCTATATTGTAGAACAAAGCGGACTTGAGTAGCTTCGCAGAACCCTCGTCCAGTTCTTCCGGCAATTTGTCGTCAAATGACGGATAGTCTTCGTCACCTGTAACGATGTCGACTTTATAAGTTCCGTTACCCTTCACTTCTAAATATTCGCCTTTAGGTGTGAGGGTTACGGTGTCCACGGTAGTCTTTTCAATCAATTTACCGAACTGCTCGGCCTTAATAATAACGTCAATTTCACCTTCGGCCTCTAGTGTATAGCGTAGCCAGTTCGAACCATCGTATCCAGTGAACGTCACTACTCCGTCATAACCTTGGATATACCAATAACGTGTAATCTCAAGTAGTTTACTTGCGGATAAGCGGTTCAGTTGACCTACCGCATCCATAAGGTCTTGCGTCTTAAACTTCATGCTCATAGGGAGCCTCCTTTAGTTTTTAGTTTACACTTTAATATACACCAAAATCACTGAATCTGTAAACAGGAAAAGGACCTATTTTTCAATAAGTCCTCCTTTTTCTAAAATAGTCGATTCTGTTTGTGCTTCGGTGGTGTATACTTGTAAGACTTAGCCCAATCCAGTAGATATTGACAATTGATAAACTCACGTGCGATGTAATTCTCGGCAAGTTCCTCGATTGTAAATCCTAGTCCAGATTCTTCAATTAGTTTTAGAATACTTTCCTGTATAGGCTTAGCTAATCGATAGAAGTTTTCTGCGCCTCCAGTCTTACGAGCAAAGCTAACAATACCATAAGGTGTCATAATATTGCCCATCGCTCCGGTAATAACCGCTGAAGTAGAATCCGCAGAAGTGAACGGAAATTGTTCAAGTAAGGACAAGGCCGTTACTCCAAATCCGTGAACCTTAATTTCCGGATTTGAACTCTTTTTAATAATTTCAAACACCTGAGCCATAAACTTCATTCGATCATTTCCGTGAACACCTACAAGACCTCCAAGTCCCATGTACTGAACTTTAGATCCGTCAGGATGTCTATAAGCTAAGATTTTCTCTAAATAGCTCCACGGTTCGCCGATATGGAAAACAGGAATAACTTTATCCTTGTCCAAAACTCGATCATACATATAAAGGTAATTCTCCCAAGACTGTTCACTTGCGTCCAGTACCTGCTGACGTGTCGCAAACTGACCTTTGTCACCCGGGATAACGTCAAGTGAAGCAATAACAGAAAAGCGACCGTCATTTTCGTTTAGATAATCAATGTAGTCATCTAAATCGATGTTTACATTTCTTGTCCAAGCGCCGTACGCACTTGAGTCAACGAACACCTTACCAGTAAACTCCGGATGATTGTCTGCGTAATCGAACCATAATTTTCCTGTCGTGTTGCGTTCGTATTTTTGAGTGAACAGTCGATTAGCATTATGAGCTAACAAGAAGTCTTCTATTCGACTAGCGCACCCTCCTGCGAAATATAGATCAATACTCATGTTCAACCTTTCTACTTTCGTACTTACTTACCAATTTGACGGTAATCGTTGTAAATGGAAGAATAACCAACTCATACCCTGTCTTAATAAATACTTGGCTAATAGTCATTATGATTAGCGTTTTGACAGGCATTAGTCCCCAAAAGGCTAACGGTAGGAACACAAGACTATCCACTAATTCTCCCATAAGACTTGAAAAGATTGCACGAGCTCCAAATCCCTTAATCGAATCAGGGTATTTACGTTTCATTCTAGCGAAGATTTGGTCATTTACAAAGTCACCTATAACAAACGCAAGGAGTGAGGCTATTAGTACGCGAGGGGTACTTCCTAGCACGGTTTGAAATGCTTCCTGGTTTTGCCAATAACTTGGCGCAGGACTTTGAATCACGGCACTAAAGACTAGAGCTGCGAAGAGGTTTGCTGCGAAGCCGAAGTAACAAGTTAAACGACTCCAGCGGTAGCCGTACACCTCGGACACAAGGTCGGACAAAATATAGGTGATAGGGAAAATGAACACGGCTCCGGTCATTGTAATGTTAAAAGGAAGAAGTACCTGCTTACTTGTGATAATGTTACTTACAACTAAAGCGACTACAAAGAGCAAAGTAAGTCCTAATTGAAGTTCACTGACCATCTTTTTACGTTTGAACGCCTGCATAATGGACCCCTCTTATTTCTTAATCAACTGAAGCAATTCAGCGCGAGCAGAAGCGTTCTCTTTAAAGAGTCCACGCATTGTCGAAGTCACGGTAGTCGCACCGTGTTTCTTGACTCCACGTCCACTCATACAAGTATGTTCAGCTTCCACAATAACGGCAACCGCTTGAGGGTTCAAAACTTCCTGAATAGCGTCCGCAATTTCTTGTGTCAAGCGTTCTTGAACTTGAAGTCGTTTAGCGTAACCTTCCACCACTCGACCGAACTTAGATAGTCCAGTGATTTTATCACTTGGAATATAGGCGATATGTACCTTACCTACGAACGGTGCCAAGTGATGCTCACAAAGTGAATTGAACGGGATATCTTTAACAAGTACAAGATCCTGATGATCTACATCGAATGTCTTTTCTAAATGTAGTTTAGGATCTTCTCGATAGCCTACGGTATGTTCCGCTAGTGCTTTTACAAAACGGAACGGAGTATCTTGTAGTCCGTCACGTTCTGCGTTCTCCCCTACTAATTCAAACAACCCTTGGATAGCTGCTTCTGCGTTATCCAAGGTGACAATTTCACTGGGTTTAAGGGAAGCGAATCCATGTTCGCGTCCTAATACGTCTGCCATTTTATCTAGTTTTGGAATTTCCATTTTATACTCCTCTTTTATTATCATATACCAATGTATGAAGCTGCGGCAAAGGTCTTACGTTGTTAAACGCAGGATCCTGATATACCTTGTCCCATAACCAACCTAATTTTTCAAGTAGGCGATCACTAATTTTTCCTTCCTCGTAAGCATTTGCGTTACCTACTGAAAGATAGTTTACTGGACGCAGTTTGTCCTTAAAGGTTTCGAACATATTGCGGGCGTAAGCTAAATCTGTATCGTCGAAGATTACAATCTTAAACGACCAGTCTAGTCCTTCCTCGTTTAGTCTGTCCACAATAGCCTCCAGGATTTTCATATTAGTACGCATACCACTTGATGGCGGTTTAGGACTAATAGTAATGTCACTGACATACTTGAACCACTCTTGGAACCTTGTTCCCTGCGTCTCCAGTCCAAACTTGAACCCCTTTTCGCGTAAGATATCAATCATACGAGCCATAGGTTCATTCAGTAGTGCAGGGTTCCCACCTGTAAGCGTAACGTGATTACAGATTTGTTCGCCCTTATCGTTGAAGGCAAGTTTTAAAATTCGGTTCGCTGCTTCTTCCCCTGTAATGTATTCAGGTTCAGTAGTACCGTTCCAAGTGAACGCCGAATCGCACCAGTTGCAATGGTAGTCACATCCACCAGTTCGAATGAAAATTGTCTTTTGACCTATAACCATTCCTTCCCCTTGGATTGTAGGACCGAAGACTTCCATCACAGGCATTTTTTCAGGATCGCAGACATTGATTCTAATCTTACCTCTTTCGGGTTGGTTGTATTGATTAACCATGGACTTGCTCCTGCTCTAAAATTTCGCGGACAGTAATGACTTCTTCCTTGTCCCCGTCCTTATTGATAAAGGTCACGTTCTTGTATAGTTCGATTTCTTCTTCTGTGAAGATTTCGTAGTAGGTACACTCTGCGCAACCTGTTGGCGTCTCCCATAGTTTGATTGAGTCAATACGAGCGTACTTCCACATAAGCTGCGTAAGTGTCCAAGTAAGGAAGCGGGACATATTTTCAGCGGTCGTTCTAAATCCAAAGAGGACTCGCTTCGTGTCCACGGCATTAGCTAGGGCGATTGGTTCATTTCCTTGTAGCAAGGTAGCGTGATCCAAACGATCAATGAACTTACCTGCGACTTGTTTGACGTGGTAGAAGTCAACGACCATTCCCTGACTTGAACCTTCTGGGATATTTTCCCCGGCTAAAGAAATTTCGACCTTGTAGGTATGTCCATGCAGGTTGGCGCATTTTCCAAAGTGACCGACAAGTTGATGCGCTGCGTCAAAAGATAATGTTTTAGATACTTTCATTTTTAGTTCTCCCTTACTTCGTATTCAATAGGATCGTCAATACCGTTGATTTTAAAAGCGTTCAAACGGTCAATACAGGTCGCACAAAGACCGCAAGCCTTTTCGTGTCCCTCGTAACATGATCGAGTTAGTTGGTAAGGAGCATCGACTTTTAGTCCAGCGGCTACGACTTGCGCTTTATTAAAGTTCAATAATGGAGCTAAAAGATGAACCTTGTGGCCTGTTCCTTGGTAGATAGCTTCATCCATTGCTTCATAAAAGGCTGGCGTACAATCTGGGTAAGCAGAACCAGCAGCGTCATCACTATGAGCACCGTACCAGACTTCATCGGCTCCGCGACTGTATGCAAGTGCAGCGGCTTGTGATAACATAAGTCCATTTCTAAAAGGTACATAGGTATCAACAGTTCCTTCACCGCTCTGTTCAATAATTTCTGCGTAAGACTTATGGGAAATTTCCCCGTTACCTTGTAGCAAAGTAGAGTTCGAACCTTTAAAGA